CCCCATAGTCAAAAAGACGACTTTATGTTTTGTACCGACTGCGCTACTTCTATGACTATGTCGATAGCGCAAGATATTTCTAAACTCAACCCAGACCTTGGCCTGTCTTACTATTTTAAATTTAAAGCGCAGGGGGCTAGCGCAACCAACTTACGCCGCCATGCAAATGCACTTAAGGATTTGGCAACGAAGATGGAAAGTCAGGCCAGTGGGCTTGAGTTATTTGGCAATAAAGCATAAGGAGCCACCATGCCATACGTAAATAAACCCCGCCCATACAAAAAAGAGTATGAGCAGTACGACGGCACACCCGCTGTCAAAAAGAAACGAGCCGCACGAAACAAAGCCCGCGCCATGTTGGAGCGCGAAGGTGTCGTACACAAAGGAGATGGGAAAGATGTGGATCATAAAACTCCTCTATCAAAAGGGGGAAAAACTACCCGTAGCAATCTCAGAGTTAAAACCGCTTCCGACAACCGCAGTTACCCACGCAATGCAGATCACACCATCAAACGGAACTCTTAACCCGATCACAATACCGGCTGGGGGGGTTTTGTATACGGGGGACTCACCTGCATTTAGGTTTGGTGATTACGCCCCCTTTGCCTCCGTGCATGGGCACTACTCGCGGGGTATGACCAATGAACAACTCCGTGCCGCATGGTTGATTTTGTTTGGGTCTGAAGGTGTATGGTTCAGCAAGATACGTGGAGTAGACAATCAAGATGATTGGCTTATTGCATATGAAACCTACGATCGAGGGCTTCTCCATGAGCGCAACGATCCCAATATTTATGGCTATCAATACATTCTGAAGAAATAAATGCACATCATCGACAACAAAATCTTGGTGGTTCGCACCAAGAACCCGAGCCGTATTATTGAAACGATTGAGAAGAGTACCGCGATCAGTCAGGAAGATGATGTAACTGAGGTCGCGGTCAACTGGGGGTTGAAGGAAGCGCAAGCCCTACGCAAACTTGGTATCAAGTCTGCACCATCCCCCATCGTGCGCGACTACGAGTGGCCCGGACTGTATAAGCCTATGAGCCATCAGAAGGAAACCGCATCGTTCCTGACCCTGCACCAGCGTGGCTTCTGCTTTAACGAGCAAGGCACAGGCAAGACGGCGTCAGCGATATGGGCGGCAGACTACCTATTAGAGCAGGGCGTCATCAACCGCATACTGGTCATCTGCCCCTTGTCCATCATGCAGTCAGCATGGCAAGCCGACCTGTTTAAGTTTGCTGTCCACCGCAGTGTGAACGTAGCTTACGGCGACAGAGCCAAGCGCAAGCAGATCATCAACGGCATTGCCGAATTCGTCATCATCAACTTTGATGGCGTTGGGATTGTGAGAGAAGAGATTAAGAACGGCGGCTTTGACCTCATCATCGTGGATGAAGCAAACGCCTACAAGAACTCTCGCACCGAGCGGTTCAAGACGCTGAAGTACATCATGTCGCCGACTACATGGCTATGGATGATGACTGGCACACCTGCGGCACAGTCTCCGCTAGATGCGTATGGGCTGGCAAAAGCTTGTGTCCCTGCAAGAGCGCCGACCCTGTACACCATGTACAGAGAGTCTGTGATGTATCAACTTACCCGATTCAAGTGGATACCCAAGCCAAACTCAGAAGCAGTTGTGCATGAGCTACTGCAACCAGCAATACGCTTCACCAAGAAGGAGTGTCTTGACCTGCCCGATGTAACTCACACCTCTCGCTTCGCACCATTGAGCGCCCAGCAGTTGAAGTACTACAAGCAACTCAAGAAAGACTTTCTTATTGCGGCAGTGGGTGAGGAGGTGTCTGCGGTTAATGCGGCGGCTAACCTAAACAAGCTGCTACAGATTGCATGCGGCGCTGTCTACACAGATACAAAGAACGTCATTGAATTTGATGTGTCCGCCCGCCTCAATGTATTGCAAGAAGTGATTGAAGAGTCAGCGCAAAAGGTATTGATTTTTATACCCTACACCCACGCCATAAACCTCGTCAAAGAGTTTATGGACAAGAACAACATCACTGCGGAGATAATAAATGGTAGCGTAACCGTAAACAAACGTACTGATATTTTCAAACGTTTCCAAGAAAACACGGAGCCGAAAGTACTGCTAATCCAACCACAAGCGGCGGCGCACGGGGTAACCCTAACTGCGGCTAACGTAGTGATATGGTACGCTCCAGTTACGTCCAGCGAAACCTACCTGCAAGCTAACGCACGGGTACATCGTCAAGGGCAGAAGAATCCTGTAACAGTAGTGCATATCGAGGGCAGTCCCGTCGAGGCTAAGTTATATGAGATGCTTCAAAACAAACTGGACTACCACGCAAAAATAATTGATTTGTACAAGAACGAAATTAACTCTTGACAAAGTCAACAAAGAGGGTATAATCAATACCCCGAGGCAATAAAAACATTAAAGGAGAGAGATATGGATATACCCATAGAGCAGATAGTCGCTACGTACATTAAGTTACGTGACAAGCGTGACATGATGTACCAAGACTTTAAAGATAAAACTGCGCAGATTGAAGAGGACATGCAGACCCTCAAGCACAAGTTAGTAGAAATCTCCAAGGAGACTGGAGTAACTAGCTTTTCTTCACCAGCAGGCATTGCCTACCGCACAGTCAAAAACCGTTACTGGACTAATGACTGGGGTAGCTTCTATAACTTTATGCAAGAGCATGGAGCTATGGGACTGTTGGAGAAGCGCATCCACCAAACTAGTATGAAAGAGTTTTTGGATGAAAACCCCGAAGTGCATCCTCCCGGATTGCATGTAGATAGTGAATACGAAATAACAGTTCGTCGTAAGTAATTTTTCAACCACAGGAGTAGCCATGAGCGAAGTAACTTTGTTCCAACAAGAAATCCCCGCATACCTCAAACGTGCAGGTATGGATGACTTAACCAAATCACTGGCTGGTAACACCGGCCTTAAGCGTATCTCTATCCGTGGCGGTGTGTTCCGCATGATGGTCAACGGCGAAGAGATTACCAAGAACGAAGGTCGCGCAATGAATATCGTGATCGTCAACGGCGGCAGAAAAATTGCCCGTCAGTTCTATGCCGGTAAGTACGTAGCTGGCGAGTCGTCTGCACCTGACTGCTGGTCTAACGATGGCGATGCACCCGATGCGTCAGTCGAAGAACCTCAAGCCAAGACCTGCGAGGGTTGCCCCCAAAACATCAAGGGCTCAGGCCAAGGGGATTCCCGTGCTTGCACCTTCAAGCAGCGGTTAGCAGTTTTGTTAGCCGACGATATCGACGGCGATGTGTTCCAACTGGTGTTGCCTTCTAAGTCCATCTTTGGTCGTGGCGATTTAGACAAGATGCCTTTCCAACAGTACGCCAAGTATGTTGGCGCTCAAGGTAAGAGCATCAACACTTTGGTGACTGAAGTGCGCCTTGATAGCGATAGCGATACCCCCAAGCTAACATTCAAGCCCGTCAAGTACTTGACCGAGCAAGAGTGGGAGATAGCAAAAGAGAAAGGTGATACCCCCGCCGCCCGTTCCGCAGTAATGCAGACTGCCGCCGCTACTGATGGCGTAAAAGCCAACAAGCCTGCTATGAAAGCCGTAATGGTTGAAGTTGAGGTTGAAGACGTGCCCGAGCCTGTAAAACGTGCATCCAAGAAGAACGCCGAGCCTGCCCCTAAGAAGGACTTCAAGGATGTGATTAGTAGCTGGACTGACGACGAGTGACGATGGACAACCGTGGCTACATGTCAAGAATCATCCGAGCTAACTTAGAGGCGAGCACGGATAGCCCCGGCGTCATGCTGGGTAGGTTCTGCATTGCCAAAGAGATTCCGGTTAAAGACGTTTCTGAGTTCTTCAAAGTAAGCAGGATGACCATCTACAAATGGTTTGTTGGCGAGTGGATACCCCGCAAGCAACATGCTTTGAAGATCCAAGAGACTCTTGAACGGGCTAAGTTCAGTTTGTAATCGGGCAGGGCATCCTAATACGGGGCATTGTTGTGCCTCTAGGATGCCCATCTTTTCGCAATGCAGGGGCGGCAATGACAGAATTGTTATCAGCAGTGCTTTCCCCACAGGGGTGGTACTGTGTTGTAGGTCTTAAAAAGACTGGGTTGCCCAAACAAATATTTGTTCGGGAACTAGAAGAAGTTGAAAAAGAAGTCGCTGACTTGCTGGCTAAAGACTACGATGTGTATTTTGGCTGTGCAAAGTATGAGACTAACAAGACGCGATCGACTGACAATGTGTTGGCGGTCAAAGCATTTTGGCTGGACATTGACTGCGGGGAAAACAAACCCTACGCAACTCAAGCAGACGGCGTAGCCGCGCTCCAGTCTTTCTGCAAAACACTCGGCCTCCCAAAGCCGACTATGGTTAACTCCGGTCGTGGGCTACATGTGTACTGGCCTTTGACTACTGAGGTAACCAGACAGGACTGGACTCCTGTAGCCAAGCGGCTGAAGGTGCTGTGCCATGAGCATAAGCTGGATGCTGACCCAAGCCGTACATCAGATGCGGCGTCCATACTGCGTATGCCGGAGACGCTTAACTTCAAGGGCGATCCGCCTTTAGATGTAACGGTCATTTGTCATTCCAAGCCAGTTGATTTTGATGCGTTCAAAGCATGCCTTGGCGTAATCCACGACGATGCACCTGCGCACATACCCTCTCAGGCTAACGAGCTAACACGTGCTCTGATGGGTAACAAGCAACACAGGTTCAGTGTTATTGTTGCAAAAAACGCCAAGGGCACTGGTTGTTTGCAGTTGGCAAAATTGATTGGTGAGCAGGATATTGCGGACGAGCCAAAGTGGAGGGCAACCTTATCCATACCAGCGTTCTGTGTGGACTCAGCAACCGCTATACATGCAGTATCGGAGAAGCACCCCAGCTACACGGCTGAAGGGACAGAAGAAAAAGTACAGAAGATCAAGGGGCCGTACACCTGCGCTAAGTTTGAAGAGTTGATACCGGGAGGCTGTGACCACTGCCCCCACAAGGGCAAGATTACTTCACCCATCGTGCTGGGCGCGGAGATTGTTGAAGCAACCGAGGAAGACAATACTGTCGAATACGTAACCGAAACCGCAAAGCCAGTCGTATATAAGATTCCTGAGTACCCGTTTCCATACTTTAGAGGTAAGAACGGCGGGGTCTACGTTAAGGCTAAGGATGAAGATGATGCCGTGCTGGTGTACGAGCATGACCTGTATGTAGTTAAACGCCTCAAAGACCCGCAGCGCGGCGAAGTGATATGGATGCGACTCCATACCCCAAGAGACGGCGTAAAAGAGTTTGCTCTGCCAGCAGTTGACCTGCTGACTGCGGACAGGCTACGGGAGAAATTGGCGTGGTTCGGTGTTATCGGCATGAAGAAACAGATGGATGCCATCATGGGCTACATCGTTAGATCAGTAAAAGAACTTCAATGCAGAGAAGGAGCAGAAATTATGAGGTCACAGTTTGGCTGGACAATCGACAACAAAGCGTTTGTGGTCGGCGACACCGAGATCGGAGTCACTAGCGACAGCTACAGCCCGCCCTCTAGCTATACAGAGGAGTTGTCAAATTGGTTTATACCGATGGGGACGCTGGAAGAGTGGAAGTCCGTAGTCAATGTGTACGACCGCCCCGGCTTTGAGCCTATGGCGTTTGGGTTCTTCACTGCATTTGGCGCACCGCTAATGAAGCACCTGCACCTCAAAGGTGCAATCATCAACATGATTAACAACGAGTCCGGCACTGGCAAGACTACGGCGATCAAAGCTATGCACAGCGTCTACGGGCATCCTGAGGAAATCATGTTAATTCAGCGGGACACCATGAACGTGCGGTTGCACAGGCTGGGGGTTATGAACAACCTTGGCTTGGGGTGCGATGAGATTACCAAGATGCCAGCAGAGGAGTTCAGCGACTTTGCCTACGCTGTTTCACAAGGCCGAGGCCGTGGACGGATGAAATCAAATGAGAACGCCGAGCGTCTTAACAAAGCCAAGTGGCAGACCATATTGTTGTGTAGCTCTAATGCTTCGGTCGTGGATAAGCTTAAGACATTGAAATCTACCCCTGACGGCGAGTTAATGCGGGTTATTGAGTATGAAGTGCCCGAGGTCAAACTGCTGTCGAAGCAGGAAGCCGACGAGATATTTCCTAAGCTTTACAGCAACTACGGGCATGCAGGGCGTATATACATCCGCGATCTTGTTGAGAACTTGGAAGAGCGCATTCGTGAGATCAAAGAGCTTCAAGTTATTATTGACAAGAAGATCAGCTTCACCAACCGTGAGCGGTTTTGGTCGGGTGTAGCGGCGTGCAATATTGCCGGTGCTTTGTTTGCAAGACGCCTTGGGCTGATTGACATTGACGTTGGTCGCATCTTCAAGTGGATGCTTAACGAGTTCTCGCAGATGCGGCAGGAGATCAAACCCCCCGCAAGTAGCCACTCCAGCATCGTTGGCGAGTTTTGGAATGAGCATCGCCGCAATACATTGGTCATCAACGATGAGGTGGATAAACGTACAGGGGTTGAGATGCTGCCGATCGCCGAGCCGTTCGGCGAGCTTATTCTCCGCATGGAGCCGGATACGCAGAAGTTATTTATTGGGGCTAAGAAGTTCCGCAAGTGGTGTTCGGAGCATCAGATAACGCTCAAAGATATCCTCAACTCCCTGACTGCTCAAGGTGTATATCTTGGTACGGTGAAGAAGCGTATGGCAAAAGGCACGAAGATTGGCGGCGTCCCAGCCGTTGACGCCCTTGTGTTTGACTGCTCTAAAGGCGACTTCCTTGACCCTGATGTGTACATAAACGCCGTGCAAGCCGACGACACCCAAGAAGATGCAAGTTAATGGAGTCCCTTACAACATAGCATGGCGCAAATTCCACATAGGTTGGTCATTCTTTGTCCCATGTCTTCGTATTGAAGAAGGGAAAAAGGACATACGTGTTGTGGCAAAACGTCTAGGATTCAAGATTGCCATAAAGCCCGTAATAGAAAACGGGGTTAAGGGCTTGCGGGTCTGGCGAATTAAGTAGTATGATTGGCAACAGGTTGGTTGCCTCTCTCCGAAAAACCTCCCCTTCCCCCCGCCTACGTGCGGGGGTTTTTTATTCGTTCTTGCCAAAGACGCTATAGGGTTTATACCTAAGTTTCGGTTCTACTTCCTCAATCATCTTAGGATCAGTTAACTGCACGCCCATTTCCTCGGCTATATCTTTACTCTTCTCACGTTGTTTGAACGAATCTTGAATAGTTTTGCCGGTAATCTTCTTGATTGGGTGGCGGTCGTTAAACTCATCGATCTGATCCAATATACGATCTTCTTGGTCTGTATCCCGTTCCATCCATAAACGGTTAAGAAGAGCGGTCTTTTCGGCATCTACTTTTTGTTCGTGCAGTTTTGCATCGATTGCTTTCTTTTGGGCTATGGCGAAACGTTCAGGCTGTAAACCCGTCGCTTGCAGTGCAATCTCCCACGCAGAAAAGTCCCCCGCCAACTCTATACCTCTACGGGTTCGTCCTTCTTCTGTAGCTATGCGGGCACCAACCAATGGCTTTGAAGCAATTGCAGGTAAAACCTTTTCAAACGCGCGTTCTAGTTGACCTTCTTTTGCCAAACCATATGCGTCTATCCAGTTCATGCCTAAACCTACGACAGGGCCAGAGTTAGCAATCGCAGTTTCTAAAACACCTTGTCGCACATCAGGTGAGTATCTACCGTCGCGATACCAAAGATCTTTTAGGTCAAGACTTACACGCTCTGATAAAGCACCGCCTGATATCGCCGTACCAGCGCCTCTAGCTAATATAGCCCCGGTAGCACCACCAAATGTTTCTTGCATGTAGTTACGGAACCAGCTATGCCATTCAAATAAATCTGGATCTTCCTCGTCGTCTCCACCCCCTGCAAACATAGCCATTATGGGGCCGAGCATAGAGAAGAACGGCATAGCTTCTATACCGCCATACAAGAATGTCATGCCTAAGATACCTGCCATACGGCGGCGGGCTTCTTTGTACAACTCTTGGCGTTGGGATTCAATTTCGCCTATACGCTGCGTGATGATTGCATCTTTATCTGGATCAGTTTTAAGATCTTTTTCCAACTGCGCACGGAACTCTTTAAGTTCGTTCTTAGAGAATGGCGCACCAAGAGATAGGTACAGATTGCGCATTACTACGTATGTAGCAAGCACTGCATACTGTTTGAACTTGGTCAGCACACTCATTAAAGGTGAGGTGAAATACCTTGGCTTCATTTGTCGGCTGAAATCGCCCAGCGTCTGTCCAGCTATTTCACGGGACTCAGCAATAGCCGCTTCAAACGCTTCTGCTTCGGTGTACTTTATGGGCTGACCAGTTGTCTTATCCCGTTCAATGACACCTTGCAAATCTGTTTTATCCGCGCTCTTAAACTTTTCATACGCAAGCTCAAAGGTTGTCATCAAGACAACTTCGCGGTTCAAGCGTTCTGATTGGTGGAATAAGCCTGACAGCGCCTTCTTTACATTTTCGTAATTGCCGGTATACAGACCGGATGGGCGCTCGGCTAAATTGTTTATATCGTTAGTTAGAGAGATGGTGATGTCACCGTCAGCTACAAACAAGTCCGCTGCACGTTGAAGGGTAGGTGTAAGCTTGCCGCCTTCGACAATAGATGGGAACTGCACTTCCAAGAACTTACCCGCCGCCATTGGTGCAAACGTTCTTGTCGGTGCGGTAGCTGTGTACTTACCTAGATTCTTTAACATCAAAGCGTTTGCTTTAGCGTAGCCATATCGTGCGCCTATATACGGCATAGCAATAGTGGTAGCGCCAATGATGTTGAGCATTGCAGTGAACGGCGCCGACAGCATGAAATAGAACGTAGACTCAGACAGCTTACCCGCCACCTTTGCGGCAGTGCTGGTGTCTTCGGTACTTAAAATAGTTTTAGTACGTGCCTCTACCTCTTTTATATAGTCATCGTATATAGCTTGTCTTGCAGGAGGGAAATTTTTAATGTACTCGCGTGCGTTTACCAAGTTACCCAGAAACGCTTCCGCATACTTAAGTCGTGATTGCTGATAAGCGCTGTGCACGGCAGTGGTCGCAAACACTCGCAACATGTCCTCACTTGCACCCTGTACGGATTTACGATTAATGAACATCTTACGCATACTGGTCTGCGGCAGTGTTATATACAGCAGTTGGTTAAGCGTATCCTTCATCTCGTCTTTGAGCTTTGCCGCCGCCGAAGCTCCAGTCTCGGTGGCTAAATTTAGACTGCTACCAATGTTGTCTATTAACTTTTGCGCATCCTGAATGACTTTGGTCGTGGACATAGACGAAAATAAATCTGATGTCCCGCTTCCAGAATGCACAGTCTCCGCCAATGACTGCTGCTGCTTGTTCCCCGCCGCAAGTTCTTTGATGCGCTTCTTCATTGTCAAGTCGCGTGTCGAGCGACTCTCGAAGGTGTAGAACTCTTTAAAGTTGCCCGAGCCAATTTGAAACCAGTGGTCTCCAAAACGGCGTAGTGGGAAGTAAGGCTTAACCAATTTATCTGGGCCAAACTGGGCGTCAATATCCTTGAGGCGCTGCGCAATCTCAGTAGGCGTGCCGTGTGCTTTTGCACGTTCTTTTAACGTATCCACCATGTCTTTAACCGAGTCGGCATAGAAGTCTCGCACTTCACGATAGATCTCTTTAAAGTCTTTATCCAGCGCATCCCATGCATCTTGGAGCGGCTTGTTAAGCGTGCCTGCTTTAGCAGTATCGGGGTCGATGCCACGCATTGTTGCTTCCAGCATTACCCGACTCATCAGAGCCGACATCTGCGGATCCCTGCGCTGCGCGGCTACCCACTTAACTGTAGTGCTTTCAGCACGTTTAAGTTTTGTGCCACGGTAAGAAAGCATCTGCTCAATAACTTTAATCGCGCCGGTCAACTGTGGAAACTTTGTGGCTGTTACATCAGCAAGTTGGCGTAAGTTTAAAAAGCCAAGCATAGCTTTTCTGACGTTGCCGCCTTCTGCACTCCACAAGGTTGAAGACATTTCTTTACGGGCTTCATCCCATGAGATACGCCCCTTTATGGCATCGTTAATTACGTCTATATAAGTCCGCGCCACACTTTCGGCAGTGCGAGCCGTATCTGGTGTAGATATAGGCCCTCTAGGTTTTTGAGTACGTTTACCTCTAGCAAACTTTGGCCCCGAGGAAGCAGTAGTGCTGGGCACTTCCGCAGAGAAAAGTTTTTCTGCTTGAACCATTGCGCTTGAGGCAAGGTTATTCATACCAAACAAGTCCAATACCTTTTGGATAAACGCAGTAAGCAGCCCACCCTTTTGGCCTTTTACTTTATAGGGTATGACTCTTAGCTGGTCTTGGAATTTCTTATTAGTAAATACCTCGGAGACGAATTCATAGATGTTCGTCATGCCGTAATGACCGGGTGGCAGAACCTTTTCGGCGTATCTGTACATGTCCCATAAGGCTTGTACCGCTTCTTGCTGCTCGGGCGTTAACTTGGTCGTGTCCTTTGCCAGCATAGCTACAGTAGCCGCATGCACAACCTCATGCAGCATGACTCGGTTACCTGTACCTGTGCGGGTCTTGGTGTTTAACGTAACTTCATTAAACTGAGGGAAGTACGCGCCGGGCGCAGTAAGTCCGGGGATATTCTTTTCGTACTGTTCTACTACCTCGTTGTACTCATCGATAACGGGGCCAAGGTTTAATTTAGAGATAGCCCGCAAACCGGCATCAACTTTTTCAAGGTTTTCTTCGCGGTCGTAATTCTCGAAGTACTTATCGTAATAGGTCGGATACGTTACCCGTATATACGTAAATAAACGTTTTTGTTGTTGCGTGGTCTTAAGGTCAATTGCACGCCGAACCAGATTGCGCTCGTTATCAAAGCTGATGCCCGCATTCAAATTGAGTTCTGCTAAACGCTTTGCAAGCTCAGAGAAGAACCCTGACGTATTACGCGCCATTGCTTTTAACGCACTGGTAATGTCATTCTCTTGGATTGCAGTTGCTGTCTCAGGGTGCATTCCTGCTAGTTGTGGCAGTGGCTCTTCGCGTGCGGGCAATACCGACGGCGCTTCACCAGTCGGGCCGTTTTGCGCTAGCTCTTTCTGCAATGCATCTATTTGCTCTTGCAACTTAATAAATTCTTTGCCTTTAGCGGTTGTAGGCTTAGGAGCAGTTCCATTTTTATTGCGCAAGGCCGCTTGTTTAACCACTAAATCAAACATACTGACTGTGAGGGTATCGGAGCGGGCTTTATTCCCAACTTCTGTATCAATTGAAAAAATACGAAAGCCATCTTTAGCCGCAGCTTTTATTTCTTCGGGGGTGTTAAGCCGCCGTAAATCCTCTACGGTATCAGGGTTTAAGTCAAATAAATTGTCTGCGTTAAATGCATAAATTTCATCGCCCTGCTGCAATGCTTTAACCGCAGAACTGTAGGGGCGGGGTACACCTTCTTCATTTAGTTTAGCTATTACCGCCTCGGTATCCAGTTCACCGCTTGATTGGGCTTGTTGTTCTTTGACTGGTGCTTCTTGCTTGGTTCCCCAACTGTAAACATCTTTCTGAAGTACTTCTTCGGGGAACTTTGATTTTGCTGCTGCACGGGCCTCTTCTTCGGTTGGGAACGTGCGCTCAAGTGCGGGGCGCCCACCACGGTCTAGCCAGTCCAACCCATAAGTGCCATCTTTATAGCGGGTGACTCGGATAGCTGGTGTCGTTTTCTGCGGCACTTCATAGTCTCTAACCATCTTGTCAAACGCATCGCCAGCAGCATCAAGAACGTCGGTATCTTTTTCCCCGTTGTCTATGAGAGTATCAATTGTGTTTTGGCGGTAGGAATCTAATGCTTCTTCCAAAGAAGAATATTCCCCCACTTGGTCAAGCGCGGCATCAAAGTTAGTTTGGGCAATCTTTTGAGCTTCAGTCTTTTTAGCTTTTAGGTCGGCTAACCCATTGTTAAGTAACCCTTTGTCGTCAATCTGATTCAACAGATTAGCGATATTGCTACGCACTGTGGTTTCGGTGGCATTAGTTCCATTTTCTGAAGGGGTAAAACCAGTATTAATTGCGTCGATATGAGCGCCAGTCCTACCTACCTTTGGTATAGAACTGTCGTTACGAATATCTCCAATGGTGCTGTCCAACATTGCAGCAGTATTTCGCAATACCTCACTGCCGTAGTACCCAGCCATTTCCTTACCACCGGTTTTGTTTATCCAACCATCACTACCGATGCCAAAGAATGGATACCATTTACCCGCAGGTACATCTACCTTGCCGCCGCTACCAGTGCTTAAGTAGAACGGCACTTGCACACCGTTTATATCAACAAGAACAATCTTTCTGCCGCTGTAGTCGATTATGTTATTTTCGCCCGTATTTTTTACAACAGGTTGACCTTGCCCAGCTTGTGACTGAAATTCATAGGGTATGGGGTTTATATTGATGCCGGGCGCTAATGTACTTGGCTGCGTTCCCGCTCCCACTCCAGCCCCGCCAGCAACTCCAGTATCTGTACCCAGTTTTTCTCCGACAGGTGTTCTAGTTCCTGTGGTATCTCCTGCGGGGGCTCCGCCGCTAGAAGTTGGAACGCTAGCTCCAGCTTCTCCACCTCCAGTTCCAGCACCTTTACCGTATAGTTGGTCGAGCTTGGCATTGAGTTCCTCCTCTGTTGGGGGCCTACCCAACTGCGCAGTCAGTTGCTCTGTTACTTTTGTTTCTTCAGCTTTTAACTGGTCGTCAAGCGCACGGGAATACTGCGAGTAAATAGCGTTAGTGCCGCCTGTCAGCGCACCGGGTTTGTCGAGCTTTGTTGCACCATGCAGTTCGGCTACGCTCATAGAGAGTCCAGCCAATGCTTCCATAACCGCTTCAGTCGGCGACGCTTTACCAGTAGCGGCGTACTCGCCCAAGTATTCACCAAGACCTTCGCCAACAGTCTCTAACCCCATACCCGCAGCGCCTCGACCAGCTTTTTTAGCCACCGTGTTTACGCCTTCAAGTGCTTTAGCTTGAGCTTGACGGATCGAAGCTACAAGTGCAGGGTCAGTAAGCCCTTCTCTAGCCATAGCTTCAACAGTTGCTTTTTCCACGGCTGCGGTAGTAGCTTCTTTGCTTTGACCAGCGGCTGCTTCTAGTGCCTTGGCTTGAGCTTCTTTAATAGAAGTGGTTGCTTTAGCAGCGTCGATTCCAGCGCTTTCAATACTACGTACCGTGGCAGTCTCTACCGCTCGGTTAGCCGCACCCATAACCCATTTAGAAGCACCAAAAGTTGCAGCATCGACGGCAGTGATAGTTGCCCCCTTCTTTACACCTTCTTGCATTGCTTCGTAGCGTTCGGCGTCGGTGAACTTACCATCTTGTGCTTTTTCTTGGGCTTTGCTACCTAGCTCGAGCGCGGTATTTGCACCAAATAAGCCGACCAAGAACCCAACTGTGCCGCCAATAGCCGTGCCTACCCCGGGGACTACAGAACCTATAGCCGCACCAGTACCAGCACCCGCCGCACCCGCACCTAGAGCCACAGCAGTGTTAGGTAGCTGGGACACAACCATCTGTAAAGCACCTTCGGGGTTATCGACTGTAGCCCCTACTACGTTCTTAATACCCGCCCAGAGACCTTCATCACCTGCTTGTTTACGCTTCTGTATGTCAGCTTGGTACGCTTGTAGTGCCTTGGCTTGCTCAGGCGAACGCGCGGCAGCAGCTTGGGCTGACTCGACTACGGATTGGTTTGCTCCTACAGCAGTAGCACCGGCAGAGTAGAGGCTACCCCCGGTGTCTCTTGCGCCGCCGTAAATGGATTTACCCAGCCCAGTTATGAACCCTTCTTCTTCAGGTTTTGGGGCAAACTGTGCAAAGGGGTTTGGCTCTTCTTTTGGTTGGGCAAACTGCGCAAACGGGTTTTGCTCTTCCTGCGGTTGAGCAAACTGAGCGAATGGATTTGCCATGTTATCTTCCTAAAGCACGAGCAGCCGCCCCCGGCCCAAACGTCTGGTCAAAATATTGAATATTTTGCGGCGATGGGTTTTTCTTTAGTATATCTATAGCTTGAGGTGGCACAGCCACAGGTGCTGCTTGCTGTGCAGGTGCATTCGGCGCAGGTTGCGCTGCTGCCCCCGGTGCGGATTGAGGAGTTTCCCCAGTGTGCATGCCGAGGTATTTGTTAAATAGCTTCTCCTCAAATGCTGCGACCTGCTCAGGAGTACCCTTTTTCTTAAGTTCGTTATATTCTTTTCTAGCTGCGCCGCCCGGCCCAATAGCCTCGCTATAGTCTTTCGCCGCTTTCTCGCGTGCAGTAGCTTCGATCCGTGCATCGACACCGCCCATGCCGGTTTTCGTTTGGGCAAGGTACTCCTTCAGCGCCTTATCTCTTACTTGTGCTTCGGGCATATCTGGATTTTGGCGTCTTATCTCATCGGCTTTTATCTTTACCCCTTCCATTTGCGCAGAAGGTTTACTTGCCGATATTCTTGCAGAACGTTCGCTCGCGCCTGCGTGAATCCGTGCCGATTCAATAGTAGCGTCCTTACCAAGTTTCGTATTCTCAAGTTGAACGTACATCTTAGAAGTATCAGCAGCAACACCAGCGTACAGTTCTGCGGCTTTTGATTTTGATGCCTGTGCTTGGTCAGCCTTAGCTATAGCTTTGTCTGTCAAACCGTTGTTGTACAACTGATCTGCCATAGTAAGTTGCATTTCAGATTGACGTAGGAAACGATCAGCCTCTTTGTGTTCTTTCTTAAGACGCCCGATTTCGCTAATAAGCGTTTCACCAGCAGCGCCCAGCCCAGAAATAAGTTGACCTTTTCGGGTTTGACCGGGTTTCCTTTCTTGGGTCAACAGTTTTAAGCTTGACATAGCAAACGCAAGACCATTGTCACTCTCCATTTTTTCTGGGAGTGCAGTGCGTTCGGCTTTTACTTCTTCCAAATACTTTGGAACTAGGCTAGGCCCGTATAAATCTTTCATTACCTCGCGTTGTGCCAAGACATCTGTTTTTTGTTGCTCCGGTGTCTGTGGTGTAGTGGCTTGGCGAATGTAGTCAAGCTGCTGTTGCTGGGCTTCTTTTGCTTTGTCTAGATATGACCCGCCACCAGCAAACGCAACAATACCGCCGCCAGCCATCATTTCTTCTTGCCGGTCTGAAGGAATTTGGTCAAATGCAGAACCAAGACCATTACTTAAAGAAGCATGTTGCGCTTGTATTGCGTTTAGCTCGGCAATACGGTCATCAATTGCTTCTACGGTATCAATATCACGGCGAGCAAGTGCGGCTTGTTTGGCTTTTTGTAAGCCCTCCATGCTGTACATGCCTTCAACGATATGGTCTTTGTTATCTTGGCTTGTTACACCACCACCGGCGTAGGAGGTCATCAGACCACCCTCTTTACCAAACAGCCCTGACTTGCCAAAACCGTAAGCTGCGCCGCCTAAGCCTGCCAATGTCTGAACTGCACCGGGGCCTTGGGAGTACATACTGCTTGTAGATTGCTGACCTAAAGGCAGGCCGCGAATCATGTCGGACATAAAACCCAACTGCTTGTATGGGTAGTTTTGCTGGTTTTGGAAGTCTTGATAAGCCTGATCCAAAGGACGCTGGGCTTGTTGTTGCATCTGCCCACCGTACACGTTTTGCAACTTGTTGATATCCATGCCTTGCTGGAACTGTTGACCACCCAACTGACCAAGTTGACCTGCGCCTTGCAACGCGGTTTGTAAACCTTGAAGCCCTAGACCCGCGCCATATTGACGGGACTGCTCACCCAGTTGTTGGGCTTGCATACCACGGGCTTGGTCGGCATTAAATTGTTGTTGGGCGTTTGTATATGCGGCGTTTTGTCCTTGAGCCTGAATGTCACCCATCTGTTGACCAAGATTGCGCTCACGCTCTGCCCGCATAATTGCATCACGACTACCGCCAAAAGCACCGGCTTGGGTAGCTTGACCTTGTTGTTGTGTGCCTTGAATCCCAGATTGCCGGGCCGCTTCACGTTTATTAATATCAGTGACGCTCTGCTGATACGGATTCATGTAGGCGGTAGCATCAGCTTGACCAAACTTACCACCAGAAAACTGACCGCCTTGGTAGTTAGCGCCTAAAGCACCAATACCTGCGGCGCTGGCTAAGTCCGTGGCGGTTCCCAATTGCTGCGACGGCTGCATGTTGGCAGCAGCCTGAAACGACCGCTGTTGCATTGGGCTAAACCCAGCAATACGGTTTGCGCCATATGTTTGATATGGGTTTTGATTGATGTCGGTAAGAGCCGCGCCTTTAGCAAGGGTATCTTTGGCGTACGGACGCGCCCATTCGGGTAGCTCGGCTACTTGAGTTGTTTTATCTGAAGGTGCGCCGCCCCCGCCACCGCCGCTGTCGCCCATATACCCGCTCAAGGGAAGAAGTTTGCGTTTAAAGTCAAGAATGTTCATAGCGTAATCCTCATTACCTGATGAGTGTTTTCCATACCCATCTTTTCATACATTTGGGGGAGTGTTCCTTGGGCAAAACATTGCGCTCTTGTAGCGCCATGCAACCGCATCCAATTCTTGGCTTCCTCAAAAACATGGTGTCTAACAATACCTTTGCCACCCATAAGACTCACATGAGCCATGCGTTCCATTGGTAAATCCCAAAACTCTACTGTGCAAGCACCGGTAACGCCTTCACCGGGTTCTTCCCATACCAAGAGAAACATTTTCCCTGTGCGTATGCTGTACTCAACATGCTGAATTGTTGTGGCAGTCGGGTCTAAGTCAATTGCTTTTTGAATCAAAGGTGCGGCAACAGGCCACACTTCTGGCAATTCTCTTGGGCTTATTTGATACAAGGGCATGGTTACGCGGGGAGGTATTTCTCAGCGCGGCTATTTCTTGCCACTTTACCCTTGCCGACAGTCTTGCCGCGAGCCTTTTGAATCCTGTCCATCATTGCGTACAGCTTGCGTGCGCCAGCTTCTGTTGAGCCGTTACCCAACTCAGAAACTATACGTGCAGGCACAACAAACTCACCGTCAGCTAAACGTGCAGGTTGCTTCCTACCAATCACCGCAGGGATGGAGTCGGACACACCGTCGCCGGGGCCGCGAAGTAAGCGACCGCCATCAGAATAACCGCCCAAGTTATATCCAGCATTTGACATACCTCCGGCAGCTAACCTTTCTTCCCCTGTGGAAAGATCCATGCGCATACCGCCGCTTGATACTACGTTTTCACCCATCGGAATTTGTGTTGGTGCAGAAAACCGATTGGTTAGAGTGTGTGCTTGAGGGTAATTTGTATTAGCACCAATAGAGCTTGAAGTAGCCATACGCTCAGGCTCCGCCATGCCACCCCCTGCATAAGCAGCCGTTAAACCACCCGCTGCCCCGGTTGCGTTCTTGGGATAAGGCGATTTGGGAAAGGACGATGTAGCACCAGTTCTGCCATCATAACTCGCTTGATTTGCCCAAAAATTATTCGCTAGGTTCTCGGAGCTCAAAGGGTCGTCCGCTGGCGCAGCCCCCTCAATTTTTGAGTACCGTTGCGTAATAGGGTCGAAGGCAAAGCCAGAATTAGCTAACCCTGTCGTTGTTGGTGGCGGCGTAGTGGGGGCTTGTAATTGATTTGGCGCACCGACCGTTTGTCTCAGGTATTCGTTAAACTCCTGCGCTAAAGGGCCGCCTGTTTTTTCAGCTAGTCTTTTGTTTGCCGCCAATTCAGGAGCCGCTGCTGTTCTGAAGGCCGCAATCTCAGAAGCATCGACGCTAGGGCCAAAAGTCTTATTCCAATGCTCTAGACCACCCTTATCCGGAGTACGATCTAGATACGTCGAATACAGCCCTTCAACCGTAGTGGGCACAGGGGCGTTTGCGGCAGGAGCGCCGCCTGTAGCTGGGGTAGATGCATATTGAGGAGTTTGTGGTTGAGCCGCACGTTGCGCTTGCATCAGTTTAAACGCTGCCAGTGCTGGAGTGTCGGCGGGTGGTGTTGCAGGAGCTACGACTGGCTTAACTTCGGTGGTTGCGCCACCCTCAGCATACCCATACATTAATTTAGCTTCTTCAGGTGTAAGCTTTGTATAAGAAGGCGCAAAGTAGCGCTGCTCACGACCATAAATATCGGGAGTTGGGAATGGTGTAGTGGTGGGGGATTGCGTGTTAGCTAGCGGATCTTGCCCCGGCTGAACTTTCTGCTGACCACCCGTTGGGTTCATGGAAAACCCGTAGCGCTGACCCATATCTGCATTGGATTTTTCTTCTTCAAGTTTTTTAGGCGTCATAGCCTCGCCAATAGCTGGTGCGGCGGCAGGGCCAAGCTTGCTAATTAAACTCATGGGTGAGCCGCCAAGGTTTTGATAAAGACTGCTTAAACCACCTTCTTGACCAAGGGTTCCAGCACCTTTAAACATATTTTGAATGTTCCCCATGAAATCGCCGGAACCGGCGGCAGTAGCTCTAGACGCATTTAAAGTATCGGCAAGCGTCTTTTTTGTGGCTTCTTGGGCGGATGACCAAGCTTCTGGGGTTAGTGAAGTGTTAGTTGGGTTATATGCTTGATTGGCTACTGCGTTATCAATTACCGCTTGTTTTGCATCAATTACGGATGGATCCATTGTAACCGCGTTCTCCATCAACCCCGCGCCCATATTACCGCCGCCATAAGCGCCCAGACCAGCCATCAAACCTTTTTCCAAGCTGCCAGTCATAAGCGTCATGCCGCCGCCAACCATTAAAGCAGCCATAGGAGCGCCAACGCCTGTAGCAGTTAAAGCCGCACCAGCCACCATAGGCAAAATAGACTCAAGGAAGCCAGCTTCGGGTAAGCCCGTCTGTGGATTGATAGATAATTGACCACCATGCGCCATCGCTATGTCATTGAGGCTTTTGACCTCGCGGGGCGACATGTGAACAAGCGTGGAATCGTTACCACGACCCTGCGATGAAAGGTGTTGGGCTGCAAGCTGTAAGCTCATTTTTGCCTCTTTAGATGGGGGTTAATCAAGTTTATCACGCCTTAATCCTTAATGGGTAACTTGTTGCAACCCCACCAGAGGTGTCGTAATAGACATCACCTGAGCGTAAGTTGGCAAAGTCAGCTTGTGTTGGCAGACTAATAACAAACTGCGCTGGGTTACTTGGGCTGGGCTGTACGCAACTGAGCGCTGAAAATATATAGGCGGGGGCTGAACCAACCGCCGGATTTCGCTGCGTTGCTATGTTTATAGGGCCGGGGTTATCTAGCTGATTGAAGTACTGCCGAATAATACTGAAAATATTGTCAAATACCTCCCTGTCATATGTAACAGGAGCCGTCGGCAGTCGTGGTGCTTTTACTAATTTTGATGCCATTATCTTCTCCCGTCTGGTCTAACATCAAGGCGAGGGGTTCCCAACTGCCACGCCGTTCCTAAAGATGTGGTTGTTCCGGGGACGTTGTTAGACTCAATCCGGAACGCCATCTGCCGACCTCTAGCGCGAACATAGACTATTTGTGTAAACAATTGCACGGTGTAGTAAGGAGCTGTGGTGTAGTTATTACCGCTAATAACAAACGGATTGTCCGAATCCCCATAGGCTGAACCGGGGTTTTGCCTTGGCCTAATGGTGAAGTTGACATTTGGTGCGGTACTAGTTGAGCCATCAAATGTAATGTCGGGGATAACACGCCACACAAAACCGTAGTTGTGCCCATCCCCAATGTCAAAGTCTGAAGACTCGCAATATGCGGCTATTGCTACAGCCGTCCCAGTTTCATTGTTATCAGGAACTTGTGGAACCTCGTGATAAACAATAGCGCCATTGGTGTAGGTGTAAGGGGTTGCAGAGTTTATGTAGCATATTCCCGCAATCGGCCCCGCAGTGGGCGCTTGACGTAAGGGGCTATCTATCCAGCTAGTGCGTGGTCTGACTGCGCCATAGTAAGAGTCGCCAACACCGTTAAATGTGCCGTAATACCATGTGTTTTCAACGTAGTTATAAATAACGTAGCGGTCAATGATTGTATTTAACGCCCCGCCACTTATGTTTGAACCGTCTGGGCTTGTGCCTGTGGCTGATGGGTAGAACCACCATACCTCGTTGTACGCTTTGTTAGACCCGGTAGTTATTTGATACGCTTGTCCTAAATTAATGTTGCTATAAACATATTGGCGCACTGTGCTGGGCAGTGTCTCTACGCGACCAGAGTACACATAGAACTTATCCGCGCCCATCCAAAACACCATGTTGTTAGCGGTTACTACCGCATTTGGACTAGCAATAGAAAGATTGTCACCAAGGAGTTGGTTGCCCCAAACATAGGGAGGGCCTAAGTACTGTAAAGAGTACAGCGAAGCATCTGTCCAAATCAAAATCTCTTGGCGGGTTTGTAGGTAAGTAACAATCGTTGAGCCCTTGCTCAATTGAACACCGCCCGCTTGGTTTGTAATTGCGGGAGTCCAAACACCTACCTGTTCTTGGTCAGACCAGCGAATCTGTAAAGGATCTTGCGCAGTAGACGCATAAACACCTGTTGGGTCATTACAGCCTAGCGCAAAGACAAACCGAGACGAGTCAGAAACTAAAACTATATTGGCTACTGAAGGACATGTTGAGTCGGGGGTAAACGGGCCATTTTTTGTACTAACTGAAGTTCCCGCTTGTAGTATCTGAGCACGGTCATACAAGTTGTTGTTTGCATTATTTGCCCAGTAATACATCGCACCGCCGCGTGGGTTGATGATTAAATCTTCCCCGTAGTTTGATTGCGACCATAAGCGAAGCGCAGTGCCAGAGGTTGTGCCCGAACTAGCGGTAGATGCAGAAGCCACGCCCCAGCCTGTAGCGGCTGACGAAAATTGAAGTACTGCATCGCCGGTGCTATGCGCAACGACTGGGGTGTTATCTACGCTTCTTGTTATGGTTCCGGCAAATGTGTTTGCTGTAACTGACGTATACGTAACTGTTTCTGCGTTTGCGTAAGTTGAGGATGGCCCAGAACCAGCACTGTTTATAAATATTACGCCACCACTACCTGTAATAGTTGTAGACGCCACAACAGTGGTTTTGTTTGTTTGCCAAGTTGAAGCAGTGCCAGTGCCAGAAATATTAGACACGATGTATGTGCCAGCAGCCACTCCAGTGCCAGTTAACACCATGCCAATGTAGATAGTTCCAGAAGATAAAGTGCCAACTGTAAGTACGCCTGTGGAAGAAATAGTTGATGTTGCTAGGGAAGCCGCGCCGTTGTTAAAACCTGTGGTAGACACAACTGCAATTGCTGTGGTTGCTGTTGAGCTAATATTTGCCGTAAGAGTTGTAGAAGCCAAAGGCCCAGTAGAGCCGCCCCAACCGCCAGCGCCCCACCCCGTACCCACTGTATAACTACTATTACCAGTATTTATCTGATAGTTTCCAATAGTGGCTGAACCACCATTACCCGAGTCGCTACTATTTGCTGCAACGGATGATGTAATTGTGTACGTGTCATTATTTACAAAGGTAATCTGGTACTCTCTGTTTAATATAACTGCGGTTATGACTCCGCCAAGAGATATTGCCCCAGTAAAGACTACAAAGTCACCAGTCTGAGCGCCGTGGCCTACGTCTGTAACGGTAATGGTTGTAGACCCATTAGTTGCTGCAAAAGTTACATCCCCAGCAGCGGTGATTGCGCGGATGGGGGTAACGTCATTAAACGCCCCGTTGATGGAGTTCTGGATGTAGTACTTCAAACTTGTGCCAACTCCAAGCAAGTTAGAGTTGTTTAAATTAACCCAGTTAATTAAAGACCGAACTACGCCCCAAAACGCAGCGCCGCCCGTGATGGGGGTGGAGGTTGTTGTCCCACCAGAAATAAATGTGCCTGCTGGTGCGGTAGTAGCTATTGTTCCAGAATCACGGAGCCAACCCCCAATTTTTTCTACAGAGCCAGAACGAAACCGAACTTTGTCTGAAGCAAACCATCCACCCTCGTTTGTAAGGGTGGTAGATTCCCTATTAACACCGGGTCTAAATTGCAGTTTTTGTAATGGCATGATTAACCTACATTACGCTCAAAATGAGGGCAATCTACTAGAGACTTGAAGTTACCGCCCCAGCGGTTCTTTGGATGCAAAGTCTCCCAATACGCACCCAGTGGGGCAAGGATTGCCTTATCCCAAATGATTTTTCCATCCTTGAAGAAGTTCAAATCTATTGCGCAGCGCTTTAGATGGATGGAATTCATTGTCTTGGAACGCCCCGTCTTGAAGTAAATTGCTTGCTGTTCGGGTGTACGAGCAAGTTCCCCGCCAGTCACCACGAATCCTTGGTCTGTAGCGTACTGGATTAGCTTACACATGTCCAGCAAAAATGCAGCTTGTTCGGTGTTTAAACTCATTTTTTGCCTTTCAATTCAGCCAGCTTCTCAATTGTCCGGCCTCCAAAATACGCACCCATTATGAGCATCCCCCACTGCCCAAGCAACTGGACGTAGGACTCATTGGCATTTAAACCAAAGGCGCTCATCATGGCAAACAAAAAATAACCAAAGAAAATGGCAATCAAACTCATGGGGCGGATGTTCTTGGACAGCCAAGAGTCGGAAGCCATATCAGCTTCCCAGCGGTCTGTAATGTTGTCGGCATCATTTTGAGCAGCCTTGGCAAACAGTTCCAGTTCAGCTAACTCCAGCTTGGCCTTCTCAATACCTAACTCAAGGAGCTTTTCCTCATGCTCAAACTGAAGCTGGCGCAGGTTACTGACTTCTTCAGGGGTTGGATTGTCGGGAATCTTTACGCCAAGTGTGTTCTCAACCACCTCTTTGCCCTTGGCTTGGATGGCAGACGACAGCAGGGTAAGGCCGTTTTGGGCTAGGCTACCTAGCAGGGATGCGACTATTGGAATCATCTCTTTTTTCCTTTTCAACTTCTCTACGTACTTTTTCCATTTTCTCTATCTGCTGTTTGGCCTCGTGCTTTGTTTGCTGCACGTCCATGTACAACATCCCAAGGAGCGGAAGCAATAACACAACAAGAACACAAGCCGCTATCCATCCCACAACTATCTCCCAATCCTGTACAAGAGGCTGAGGAGCAACCACATATATAGGAGGAATAGGATAGTCGCCAGCAGATATGCCTGCCTTTCCTTTAGCAGCCTTTCTTGCTCCTTGCGTTGCCATGACTCATCATCCCGTTTCTTCCTTGCTTTGTCCTGCTCTATCTTGATGACATCCCGCATATCAAACACTTTTGAGTACAAGGCCCCCATTTCTTTGGGAGCGCCGTATACCATCGCCTCTCTTATCTCCACCTCTAACGCCGCCATTTGGTCTTGAGCCATCACCCGTTTCAGGGCGGCTTCCATCAGGTTAGCGTCAGGGTCGTAAACAGTTTTGCTTTTCTCTTCCTCTTCCCTTATGTGCTCGGCAAGCTGTTCTTGCAGCTTAAAGAACTGAGACAACTGAGTAACGATGTCTGCCATGACTTGGGTTTCGTCAACGGCAACATAGGCTTCTTTCTTTTTCGCCACAGGCTTGGGGCTTGAGGTGGGCGTTGTTCCGAAGAGCTTTGCCCAGAATCCTCTGACTGCTTTAACATCTGACGCAACCTCGTCAACAGTCTTTTTGATCTCCATGAAAGAAGTTTTAGCTTCTTTATAGAGTTTGCACCCCTGCTTGATAGCAGCAACGCAAGCGTTAGCGGCAAAGAGGATGCTGAGAGGATCCACATGTCTTAGCCTACTTTGGCTTCTAAGGCTTCAATCCGAGACAGAGCCTCTTGTAGGGCAGCAGTTAACAAAGGAATTAAAGCCGTAGTATCAACGCCCTGATATTCAGGTTGGTTATTTTCGTCAACTGCGTCTTTAGCACCATGAACTGCATTTGGCACTACTTCTTGTAATTCATGCGCAAGAAATCCCTCGGCTACCCCAACACTTGGGTTTTTAATCCAAGTAAATGTTTTTGGCTTTAACTGTTTAACCCTGATTGCAGCACCAGTAAATGACAATACATTTTCTTTTAAACGATAGTCAGAAAAGTTGTTAAGGGTACAAGTAGAGCCATTGGTTGTTATGTAGCCGACCTCTGTTCCTGAGAAGTTGTAACTTGATAATCTAGTACCCGTGCTATCTGTAAAAATTACCATGCCAGTGCTAGTACCGTTATTTTGGGTAAGCAAGCCTACAGTAGAGCCGCCACCAGACGCATTTGGTCTAACTACTAAAGCCTGCGTTGAGCCAGCGGAAGTTGTTGCACCAAACGAACTCTGAGTAAAAGCATTATTTGCAGTAAGTGTAGGAATTCCTGCACCTGCCAAAGTAGACGAACCTGTACCGCCGTTGGAAACAGGAAGTTGACCACTCACATTGCTAGTCAATGAACAGTACGTTGTGGATGAAGTGCCTGTACCGCCGTTGGTAATAGGAAGTACGCCAGTGACCTGTGATGTCAAATTAACGCCCGACAATGATCCGCCAAGGGTCAAATTACCAGTAGAAGTAACTGTGCCAGTTAATGTAATCCCGTTTACAGTGCCTGTTCCACCTACAGAAGTAACGCCGGGAGCAGCGGCAGTTGTAGCAAGGACAATGTCTGTGCCATTACATACCAAAATTGTTTTAGTGCCGTTTGGGACGGAAACACCTGTTTGCCCACTTACTTTGACGGTAACCGCAAAACCGCCGGTTGTATTGTTATAGATGAAATACAGCTTTTTATTGGCGTTAGGAGAAGTACCCGGAACAATTACGCTACGAGCCGCAGTTAAAGCGCCCGTTAATTCAATATACATATTTCGGGCGGTAGCAGAAGCGCCTTGCGTCATGGAAAGCGACTGATCCGAATCAGCCATAGCCAGAGTCGTATACCCAGAGATAGCTTGCTCAACCAGTGTGCCTAGATTAGTGTTTGTGGTTTGGCCCCAGTTACCGGCTTGTTCGCCGTTGCCGATCAGTTCAAGAGCAAGATTGGTTGAATAGTTGCTTGACATGGTTTATCCTTATTGGCTGTTGTTAATATCTACCCAGTTTGGCGTTTGTGAATCGTTGATGGTGATCCACCCTCTTACAACGGTGCTATCAAAAAGTGTAATTGCTTCAGTCAAACTTAGCGTCAATTGGGATATTAACAAGTCGGCGTTACCAGACGTTATCGCCTCGACTATTGACTGACTAAACACTGTCTGCGTCGAGAAGGCATCAGCCGCCCCTAAGTCTTCTGTGATGTTAAAACCAATTACAAGAATTAAAGCACGGACATCATCAACAGCAATAGTTTCGGTAATAGAGGCCGCGAAAGCACTGCCAATCTCAATTGAGTCAGCAAGCGTGATGCCTTCGGTGATGCTACTGCTGAAATTTAACCCCCCAGCAAATGTGTCGGCAATAGAAATGTTTTCAGTGACACTCAAGGAATACATTAACTCTTGAGTACTGCTGTCGTCAAAACCGGCGTTCTCTGCTATTGAGAAAAGCAGTGCCGCTACTACTGCATTAGTGTCTGCAACGGCAATATCTTCCGAAATATTTAAGGCAAAGTTATTCCCCGCTAGACTAGCAAATGATGTTTGAGCAAACGAGGATATACCGAACATGATGCGCCTTTATGGTTATGGTACGACAGGCCACTCAATTGTCCAAGGAAAACCAGCCTGCGCTGTGATGTCACGCAATGCTTGACGATATGTTGCCCATGCCGCCTTATCAGCAGTGCTATCAGCAATCTGAGTCCAGTCGCTGTCTTTGAGCTTTTGGTTACGCTGTTCACGAACAGACTTGGCTTGTTCTGCGTCTTTCATTGCCTGATACGCGGCTTCGTTCTCAGCCGCAGTTTTGGCAGGAGTTGTGTCTGTTGCAGGGGTGTCTGTGAATACAGGGCCTAATTTGTAGAAGGTGTACCACTTGCCGTCGATGTTGGTCACGCCGTCTCGCATAGAGAACTGATAGCGAGTTCCTCCTGTAGCTTGGGGGCCTTCAAAAACTGGATCAGCGCCGTGTTGATTTAACACTTCGGCTGTGATTGGCAGTGAACAGACAACTCGGTTGAATTCCTGTGAGGTCATTACTTGACCAGTGTTACGCATACGAATTTCCATGATTTGCTCCTTTTAAGCGATTGCAAGAAAGATATAAGTGTCGCCAGTATTATTTATTGCTTCTGAAGGAGCCCCAAGAATCTGAAAGCCTGTAGCAATCGTATAAACACTATTGGCATTTGTTTCTGCGGATGTATTGTTTAACATTAATGATGGGTCAGTGCCACTTACCATGCCCCTTGCGGTATCCCAAACAAACCAATTCCCAGTTGTATTGGTTCGCTTGATTAGCACAAATCTTGCCCCACCAGTAAAGCCGCAGTTGATTGTCTGTAGAGTATCCGTGCCCGTGTATGAGCCTACTTTGGAAACGCCTGCAAGTGTGGCAAACAAATAAGCAACTTGTGTATTTCCAGAACCATTTACATCCCCTGCTGTTCCTAATGAAAAAACAGAACTTGTTGGTGTTGTGTTATTCCATATAGGATTGGATGTTGTGACCGCATAATTTCTGTTTAGTTGTAAATATGCTTGATTTCCCAATGATGCGGCATAAACTATCCAATCATTACCAGCAGGTGTTCTACTTTTAATAATCATCAACTCAGGCACTGCCGCTAAGTTGTGGGTCACAGTCCTTGCTACACCCGTCCCCGTATAGCAAACCACATCAAAGAAGCTAGGGGCTCGACGGAACATCCATTGTCCGTAATTAGCCGCAAAATTTAAAGCGGCAATATTGCTATCAAATGGCGCAGTAGTTGTTGCCTCTGCCGCTGTTGTGTTGGTAACCAAATACTTAGTTCCAGTTAATCTTGCTAAAGCATATTTACTCTCCACAGATGCTTTGGCGGTTTGGATAATAAAATCAGTTACAAAGTCAGACCTATATAAAGCGGATGTGGAAGTAGAGCCGCTTGCACTTGCCGCAACTGTGTTAGTTACATATGGCGCAAACACACTCGTCCCAGTCGTAGGCACAGCCATCGGTCCACGGCGTATGGCTACATAGATGTAAGTTTGATTTGCGTTTGTTATATTTGAATCTGTTGTAAATCCAGTGGAGGTCGGTTTGACTGCGCCTGCACCAAGGTCTTGCTCGGCATTAGATAAATTTGGTCTTAACGAAAAGTTTGTGGTTTGTGACATACCACGCATAATGTCAGATATACGCCAATCTCCAACACCATCAGAACGCTTAGTCATAACCCATTGAGGCTCATACCCAAGAGTAACTGTTGAGTTTCCAGAGCTATCAGCCGTTAAAGACCCACAGCTAATCACATTGTCCGTACCAGTCAGGCCAAAGCCCCCTGCGTCATGGGCAAACAAATAAGCGATATAGGTTGCGCCGTTGATATTTGCATTGCTTGGAGTCACGCCATAGTTACTGCTAAGTGTGACTTCATTTGGGTCAAATGTTGTGGAAGTAGCCGCCGCACCATTTTGAGTATTAAATCCATTAGTACTGTTTAGCGCAAATGGTGATGCATCAGTCCCAATGCGAAAAGTTGTGCCAGTCCAAGCCGCAACAAACCAATTTCCTGTGCTGTCTGTACGCTTGAGAACAACAAAACCTGGTTTACTTCCAAGAGCATGACTGATGTTTCTAGACGCTGCTCCATTCCCCGTATACGTCACAATATCAAAAAACTTAGGCTGCTTGCGAAATGTCCATGAGGCATAGGTATTTCCTGATCCATTGGAGCCGCTTTGTGTTCCAAGAGTAAAACCCGTTGTGTTAAGCGCGGTAACTGCGGTTCCAGAACTTGCAGCATCGGTATTGTCGCTACTTAAGTACGAGGTAATGGTTCTAGCAGAGTCTTGCAAAAAATGACTTCTGGCGTTATTTCTCTCTTTTAACCAAACCAACCCACCCTTTGTAGACAAGTCAATGTTGTTTGTAATTGTTTGTGCTGCGCCTGTACCCGTATAAAGCCAAGTCGAGAACACATCCTCAATGTAGTTAAACGGGCCACCAAAGGGCCAGATGCCAGCTTGTTGTGCTTGTTGCTGTTGGTCAAGCGTCCAGATACCCGATGCCGACGACGGTGTAGGCGCTACGTACGTTTTGGTAATGATCCCGCCGGGGTACTTGGTGCTCATATGTTTTCCTTATGCGATCGCCAAGAAGATGTATGTGCCACCAGATGCGTTTAAACCTGCGGGGGCTGCGGCTGTGACCTTGAAGCCTGTGCTGTCGGTATCAACATAGTTTGTATTTGTGACTTCAGCGGCTGAACTATTCAAGAATAAGTACGGGTCATTTCCTGATGTGATGCCACGGGCAGAATCGTAAACGTACCAATCACCAGTTGAGTCGGTGCGCTTAATAAGAACAAATCTTGCGCCAGCAGTAAAGCCGCAATCAATTTGTTTTGTAGTGCCTGTGCCTGTGTATGAGCCTACTTTGGAAACACCAGCGCAAGTTGCAAAGAGGTAGGCAACGTAAGTTGACCCAGAGAAATTTACTGAAGTATCTGTACCCACAGAAAAAACACTTGCGGTTGGTCGAGCATTATTAAACAGTGCGTTGTTGAGTTGAAAATCTATGGAGTCGTTTAACCGCCCTACTGTATACCCAGCACCGGGAACAAAAACAGGCGCTGCGTATGTAGGCCAATTTTCCGCTGACCTGCTTCTACTTTTCACAATCATCAACTCAGGCACAGCACCCAAGTTATGGCTAAACGTGGTTGCAGAACCAGTACCCGTATAGCAAACCACATCCATGAAGCTAGGGGCTCGTTTAAAAAACCAATTAATATAAGTATATGGACTGTAGTTGATTCTTCCGTTTGTGGCATCTGCTCCAAGGCTAACTCCATCCATCGACGCAAAAGACGTAAGCCCATCTGTTATCGTGT